ACAATTTAAAAATCAATGTACTATTACAAAATGGCACATATCTAATTTAAAGCGACTGGCTGAATTAGAAAGAATTGAAAATTTAAACTACGATCAAATAAAAGAAAAAAACGAAATACTACAAAATTATGAAAACACTATTTGAAAAATTAACCCCAGAGGTTGCCGAGTTGTTAAGATTAGAAAGTAAACTATATCCAAGTAGTACACAAGATTTAATAGATGAATTGCAATCAAAGCATTTCTGGAATGAAATGACTGTTAAAAACGCTTATTCACTTGTGCGATTAGACCAAACAAAAAGATTTAGTATTTATGAACTAACAGAATGTTTTAACGATGGAAATTAATAGACTAATGAAAGGATTGACTTTCAAAGAAATGGAAAAGATTTTGAATATCGAAGTAGTGGAGCCTGAAGTGGTGGAGCCAAATGTAAACAGATTTTATGAATGGCTTTTGAAAACTGGAAACGTATATTTGAACAATCACGAACAAGTTACCAACGCATTTAACAAAATCAATTAAATGAATCGAAACGAAATCTTAAAATCCCTGATTGCAAAATCGGGGTTGACAAAAAAACAATTTGCTGAAAAACACGGTTATAAAACGTATAGGATTTACGACTGGACAAACGGCAAAAGAAATATATCACTCTTTAATTTAGAAGTGATTGCATTTAAGGAAAATTTTGATTTAACTTTAAAATTAGAAAAACGATGAAAAATCACCCACCTGCCCCTTGTACGTCTTCCACGATTTATTATCATAAGAAACATCCGAAAGAGCCTCAATGTGACAATACTGTACCAATAAATAATGAATTTTTTATTATAATAATAGTAGTTGCAATATTGTTAGTTGTATTTAGAAAATTAAACAAAAAATAAGATGAAAAAACTATTAGAAAAACTTTATGACTGGATCAGTTTTCAGTTATTCGGGAACGGTGGAAATTTCAAGATATGAAATACACCAAGGAACAAGCCAAAAGGTTGAAAGACAAAAATATGAATGGCTACACAAGAATTAATCCGAAACTTATAGACGTGAAAATCAAAGACGGATTTTATATAATCGAGTCAAAAATGAATTACAAAACAACAAATAATTAAACTATGACACCAAAAAGAAAAAACATCCAGATACACAAGCTATTCTGCCTTTCAAATTTGATGTTAGAAAACCTTGATGAACTGAAACCAACAACACCGCGAATGGTTAAATTAAAAGCTGATTTAATCGAATTTTGCGAGGAATTGAATAACAGCGTGGCAAACACGGCAACGGTTCAGAAATCGACTTATTTTAATGAAATTTCACATAAGATAGACACGATTTTAAGAAAAGAATTTAATCCAGAAATGTGAACGAACCACAAAAACAGCAATATTGCCAAACGAGTTTTTTTACTTGTTTTTGTCCGAGTGGATTGGAATATACAAAAGACCACGTTAAAGCTATGAAAGAATGGCGAAAAATAGTGATGAATTATTTAAAAATTGAACGACTTTATAAAACTATAAATCAATAAATTATGCAAGGAAAATATTTAATTACCACCGATGCTTGGTTTTACGGAGCAGATGGAAAACAATATAAATCCGTTTGGGGTGAAGTTGAAATAGTAAGCGATGCTATTTTAGGAATAAAAACAAATGTTAGAAGTTCTAACTGGTTTGCGAAAGTTAGTGGCGAAAAAAACCACGTTATAATTGCAGGATGCCAAATACATTACGCAGTTAAGACATATGAAAAACCAAATATAGGCTTAACCCCCGATTATACAATTGAATTAGGAGAAGTTAAAAATTACAATCGCCCAACTTCTATTTACGTTGTTGAGTAACATAGCTACTAACGGTTGCGGCTTTGCGATGGTGGGGTTTCAAGGCTCAAATTTTCAACCCACAACTAAACTTAAATAGAAATACAAATGATTGATATAGCACAAAAGCCCCACTATTGCAAAACCGATGTTAGCGGTAGTTTTTTTCGTTACGAAGCCGTTGAGTATGCTTCTTTAGGTGTTGATGGAGAATATGAAGCACCTAAAATTCCTAACCCTAAAGTAGAATTAAGAACGTATAATCTATTTAAAGAAACGCCAAAGGGTTATTGGATAGGTTATGGAGGTTTAGGTGAAGGTAAATTAAGAGATCAAGCTCATTGGGTTTCAAAAACATCAAAAAAAAGGTTTGCTTACCCAACTAAAAAAGAAGCATTAGAAAACTTTATTAAGCGAAACGAAAGACGAGTAAAAATATTAAAACGTCAAGTATGGTCGTGTGAAATGGCAATTATGAGTGCTAAATCTATGTCGGTCTAAAATTACCGCTAACGTTAAAGCATAACAGTAGTTTAGGAAAAGTGAGCCTAATCTATCGAAGTTAAAAACCAAGATTACAAGTACAATACAAATTATAAATCAAGCCTAATACCTAAATTACTGTTATGCAGTGTTAGCAAATCGGCTTTTAATATTCAGAATTATGAAAAATACACTTTTACAAAATGTGATTAGCAACTTTGATTTAATGGATGGACAACATTTTTTAGATTGGTTCAAAGAAAATAGACAATGGATGTTAGAACAGGAATTAGAACAAAATGAAAAAGTAGCAATTGATATGGTAAATATAGCAATTGATAGAGGCGGAAAAGAAGGTATAAGTATGGAGAATGAATTTAATAATTACTATCAGCGTACTTTTAACCGTAAAGTTGTGTAGCTGTTTGCTAACGGTTCTCGGCTTGAAGCAGTGGCAAACTTCGGAAACGTAAATTTTCCGTTACTACTGAATTTCTTGCGAAAGATAAACGTGATTTTACCACATATTTTGCCATTGCTTTCAAACCGATGTTAGGAGCTGGCTTTTTATAAACTAAAAAAATGAATTATGAAAATATTAAACTTATACGCAGGAAAAGGAGGTAACAGAGAATTATGGGGAAACGACCACGAAATAACTGCTGTAGAATTTGAACCAAAAATCGCTAAAATGTATCAAGAACTTTATCCAAACGATAATGTAATTGTAGCCGATGCACACCAATATTTATTAGACCATTATTCAGAGTATGATTTTATTTGGACTTCACCACCTTGTCAAACTCATTCAAGAGCAAATTATTTTATAAACTATATAACAAATTCTCGTTATCCAAAAATGGAATTATGGCAGGAAATAATTTTCTTAAAAGCGTTTTTTAAAGGAAAATTTTGTGTTGAAAATGTTATAAGTTATTACGAATATTTTATCCCACCAACTGCTGAAATTGGTAGGCATTATTTGTGGTCAAACTTTACAATTCCAAAAATAGAATTGCCTAAAGCAGAAGTAGGAACAATGATGAAACAATATGTAGGAACTTCAAAACACGCACACAGCAAGAAGTTAGAAGATAGAAATTGTGTAAATTCTGAATTAGCTTTACATATTTTAAACAGAGCTTTAGAAATAGACAATTCTCATAAAATAATGCAGGTTGGTTTATTCGACACGCAAGCTTGCTCCTAACGTTATGCAAGTACACGATGTTGCGTAAAAGTACAAAAATACCTTTCAGTTTAACACGAAATTGAAAGGTATAAACTGAATATTAAATTAATCACAATATAGCAATAGCGTGTAATTGCTGTTATAAGTAGTACGGATTATGAAAACAAAATTTTTAATAAATTCAGAAATCTTTCTATACAATGGAGGTTTAGAAGAATGCTTTAAACATTACGAAGAATATTATAAAGAATATGGTTATGTATTGGATAAAGAAAATCAAGATGTTTATATAATTTTTGATGAACAGTTTGATTTTAAAGAAGGAGATAGGGTTACTATTTTTGGAATTACAAGATTGGTTGATTGGAAAAACACTGATATTACTAAAAGAATGATAATATATTCTTTAGACCAAGAGTAGTATTACTTATAACGTATGGTGCTATGAGCAGGTTTGCCTTGCAGAAATGTTCAAATTTAGCACAAATGTTATTGGCAAACTTGCTTATAGCACGTGTTATAGCCAGTACGGTTTAATTAGTACAAAACTTTAATCGAAGAAATAAAAAAGAATTTAAAAAATAAGCGATGGCAAGAATTTTAATAGCCTGTGAAGAAAGTCAGGCAACAACAAAAGCATTTAGAAAATTAGGACACGAAGCGTTTTCGTGCGATTTATTGCCTTGTAGCGGTGGGCATCCTGAATGGCATTTCCAGTGTGATATTTTCGAGGTAATAAATCAAGGGTGGGATTTAATGGTTGCACATCCACCTTGCACATTTTTAACAGGTAGCGGTGTTCAATGGCTATCAAACCCCGAAGATAAGGCTTTACCATTTGAGGAACGCAGACCACATCCAAAATACCCAAACAGACGACAAGATATGTTGGATAGCGTGGAATTTGTAAAAGCTTTATACAATGCAGATATAAAACATATAGCCATTGAAAACCCAGTAGGATTATTGAGTAGTAGATGGAAAAAGCCTGACCAAATTGTACAACCTTATATTTTTGGGGATGAAGCAACGAAAACGACTTGCTTATGGCTTAAAAACTTGCCTTTGTTGTTACCTACCAATATTGTAGGAAAAGGAGAAAGAACTGTTTTTGCTTCGGGCAAATCACATCCTAAATGGTATGCAGATGCTTTGAAAAACGCAAAGACAAAAGAGGAACGACAAACATTAAGAAGTAAAACATTTGAAGGTATGGCACAGGCTTTTGCAGAACAGTGGGGAGGGATTTTTTAAATTCTTTTCTCACAAATGCTGATACGAAGCACAAAAGTAGTATTGGCTATAACGGTTCTCGGCTATGCGAGGTTTGGGATTAAAGAAGCCAAAACCTCCGATATAGCCAAATAATAACAGATACAAACTGAACTTTAAATTAAACCAAATACCCAAATCTTGCATAACCGATGTTAGCGGATGTACGGGTTTTTAAAACGAAAACGTGAATGAAATATATGGGAAGTAAGGCAAGATTTACTAAAGATATTTTGCCGATAATATTAAAAAACAGATTACCAAATCAATATTTTGTTGATTTATTTACAGGCGGTGCAAATGTAGTTTCATTAGTTGATGGAAACAGAATAGCAAATGACAAAAACAAACATCTTATTGAAATGTTTAAAGGTTTGCAAGAAAAAAGAAATAGACCAACTGAAATATCAAAAGACTTGTACAATGTAGCAAGAGATGTTTATAATGGCAAAGAAAATTCATTTAATCATACTATGGAAATGGATGATTTTATGATTGGATGGATTGGTTGGATGGGTTCAGCGAACGGAAGATTTTTTGATGGTGGGTATTCTGGAACATCAAATACTAAAATTGGGACGGTTAGAGACTATATCAAAGAAGCAATTAGCAATATTGAAAAGCAAATTCCAAAATTAAACGGAATTGACTTTGTAAATATGGATTATAAAGAAGTGGTTATTCCTGATAACAGTATTGTTTATTGTGATATTCCTTATGAGAATACAAAGCAATATTCAACTTCAAAAGGATTTAATCATTCAGAATTTTGGGATTATGCACGAAAATTAACTACTGAAGGACATTCAGTTTTTATTTCAGAATACAATGCTCCGAGTGATTTTAGATGTATCTGGAAAAAAGAAGCTAAATCTTCATTATCAGCAAATGGTCAGATTGGTGGGAACAAATGTTCTACTGAAAAACTATTCGAGTATATCCGCTAACTATTCGCTAACACTTATAAATGTATTACAAAATGGCTAAAATACTAACAAAAACAAAGGTTATAAGGATTTTTTTCGTATCTTTGATTTATGATAGGAATATATAAAATAACAAGTCCGAGTAAAAAAGTATATATTGGTCAAAGTGTGAATATTGAAAGAAGGTTTAAAGAATACAAAAGAAGTTTAGCGAAAGGTCAAGTGTTGTTAAACAGGTCTTTTTTAAAATACGGAATTGAAAATCACAAGTTTGAAATAATATGTGAATGTGAAATATCTGAATTAAATAACAAAGAACGATATTATCAATTACTTTATTCAGCAATTGGTAAAAACGGATTGAATTGTATTTTAAATTTAGAAAAAGTATTTGAGTGTAAAAAAGAAATACAAAAAAGAAAACAAGTGACTGATTTAATAGAATCTATAATTTTTTAATTATGCAGCTATATACAAAAGTAAAAGTAATCCGAATTTCAGAAAGTCAATTAAAAACGCTTCAAAAAATGAAGTCTTACAATGTTGATGTAGGGCATTTTATTCGTGAAGCGATAAAAGAAAAGATTAAAAAAGAGTACAAAGAATTAATGCCTAAACAAATTAAAACGCCATTTTAAAAATGAAACAATCAAAACAAAAATCTTTAGTTGAGAGCACCGTACAGACGATCATTGGGCTTGCAACTTCAATAGTGCTTCAGGTGGTACTATATCCGATATTGGGTATTCCCGTATCGTTTACACAAAATTTAATAATAACTGCCGTATTCTTTATCGTTTCTATTTTGAGAGGGTATTGTGTGCGACGAATATTTGAGAAATTATGAAAACAGCAGTAGAATGGTTAATAGATAAGCATTTTGGAGGAATTGAGAATTGTACTCTAGATTTCAAGAAACACATTGAACAAGCGTTAGAAATGGAAAAAAAACAGCAAAGGTTTTTTGCGGAGTGGTTGGCAAGAAATCATTATGTATTGTACAATGAATCAATTCAAGGTGTGCATTTTTGGAAAAATGAACACTCAAAAGGAACAACAAATCAACTATTAAAAATCTACAAAAATGAAACTAAAAGATAAATTCGACAATCCAATAATGCGACACGATTTAGGCAGAAACGAAATTGAGGAAACAAAAGAACAATGTGTGGAAATAGCAGAGGAGTTTGCTATTGAAGTTTTGGAATTTTATCATAATAGTTTATTTATGATTGCATTAAAATACGGAGAAGCAAAAAAAATATTAGAAATTTACAAAAAAACATTATGACACCGAAAAGAGAAGCTGAAAATTTAATAAATGAATATCGTATGATATTGATGAATGCGGATACAGAATGCGGTAACGAAATTCTTTGCACTTCAATTGCTAAAAAATGCGCTTTGGCAACGGTTAATAAAATAGAAAAGATGTCTAATTACAGCGACTTTTGGAATGAAGTGAAACAACAAATAAATAAACTATGAAATCACTATACGAAACAATAGACATTTTAAGAAAAGACCAAGGGCATAACCACGTGGCACAACAAAAATTATTTTAGTTAAAAAAAAGTTAAATAATGTACAAAGTGTATTTATTATTTATAAGTTTGTATCCAATTAAAAAACTAAATATTATGAAAAAAGCCCAATTATTTAACAATCATTTTCAAAACTTTAAAACCTATGCAATTCCAAAAGCGCAATTGATTATAGCGGATATTCCTTATAATTTAGGAAATAATGCTTATGCTTCAAATCCCTCTTGGTATAAAGATGGAGACAATAAGAAAGGAGAAAGCGAATTGGCAGGGAAAGATTTTTTTGATACTGACAAAGATTTTAGACCCGCAGAATTTATGCACTTTTGTAGCACAATGTTAAGACCAGAAACAAAAAAAATAAAAGTTGATGGCGAAGCAAGACAAAAAAGCGATGCGCCTTGTATGATTGTTTTTTGCGCGTTTGACCAACAAATGTATTTAATTGAACTGGCAAAAAGATACGGATTGAATAACTACATAAATTTAGTATTTAGGAAAAATTTCAGTGCGCAAGTTTTAAAAGCAAATATGAAAATAGTAGGAAATTGTGAATATGCACTTGTATTTTATCGTGAGCGTTTGCCAAAATTTAACAATAAAGGCAAAATGATTTTTAATTGTCTTGACTGGCCAAGAGATAATGAAAGCGAAAAAATACACCCTACTCAAAAACCATTGATGCTTTTAAAAAAATTAATTGAAATATTTTCGGATGAGGGAGATGTAGTGATAGACCCTTGCGCTGGTAGTGGTTCTACTTTAATTGCAGGTCAAAGATTGAAAAGAAAATGTTTCGGTTTTGAAATTAAAAAAGATTTTTGCAAATTATCTAATGCTTGGATTGATGAAGAATATCAGCATTTAAAAGACATTGAAGAGTTTGGATTTTCAAAAGAAGCGTTGACAAAACAACACCCTATTTTATTTTAAACCAATTAAAAAACTAAATTATGAGCAAATTACAATTTTTTGAAATGAGAGCCGAGGAAATGACGGCTATGTATGACAGCACTTTTACAAAGAAAGATGCTGTTAAAACTGGAGAGCAACTAATTCAATCCGTTTTGGACGATGGGAGTTGCGATATTATGCAATTAGGGGCAAATCTAGCCCGTTTGGAGCAAGTTGTTTCAAGTGCGATGGCAAAGTTTAGAAGTCATATTATCGACGTGGAAAAGCAGGTTATTTTAGGCGTTGAATTTTCTCCCGTAAATGGTGGCAATACCGTAAATTATGCAGACGATGAAATATGGTCGACGATTAAGGCTGATTTAGACGCCCGTACCGAACAGCTGAAAATGGCACAGAAACAAGATACGTTCGATGCTTATGGAAATCAAGTTCCGAAAGTTTCAATTAGTCCGCGTAAAAGTAGTGTGGCAATTAAATTTTAACTATATTTACAAAATCATAATAACAGGGGTAAGGCTTCCGCCCCGTCATTGGAAGTTCTAAAAATTATATAAAAATGAATACAACATCAAACAGAAGAAGGGCATTTGAAATGCCTATGAGTAATCCAGCTACAAAATTCATTGACTGGAAATCAAACGAAAAAGCTTTTTCATTTTACGACAAAGAAAACAAAGTCAACGTTCCAATCCCTTTACCTTTCCGATTCCTTGCACTCGATGAATTGCACACCGTGAAAGGTTGGTCTGATTCCTGCCAATCGGCGATTTATTCTAACGAGGTGAAATTCATCAGTAAAGAGCCGTTAACCGTAAAGCCTTTTAAAGGTAACGAAATTGCAAAAGGTCTTTATTCGGACATTAAAGAAAAAGTAAAAGCAGCGGGTGCGCACTATGTGAAATCAATTTATATTATGCTCGAGGATGGGTCATTGGCTAATTTGCAACTTAAGGGGGCTTCTTGCCAATCTTGGGGTGATTTTACTCAAAAAGGTAGATCAAGACTTCCAGAGGAATGGGTAACGGTTGAAAGTGCAATTGAGGGCAAAAAAGGAGCTGTAAAGTATTACACTCCATATTTTAAGTTTGACAAGTCTTTATCAGAAAACGAGAATACAATGGCAGACGATGCTTTCGCTATTTTAGAAACGTATTTAAAAGCGTATCTTGTAAAAGCGGAGCCTGTTATTGATGCAATTGATTCAGATGTAATCGATGAAGATGATTTAGAATTTTAATATAAAGGCTCTGGTAAGGCTGAACCACCTCGAAAGGGGTGGTTTTTTTATTTTCAATCCTAAAGGATTGAAATAAATGACCTTTTTTTAATTAAAACACTAAAACAGCAAAACACAACAAAAACGCTATATCCTTATATATATTTATAAAAGTATGTAAAAAAATATTTTTCAGTCAGAAAAGTAAAAAAATGCTGTTTTGCTGTTTTTTTATACGTTAGACCTAATAAAATAAGGTGCAGGCATTTTTTTTTATGCTTTTTTTTGCTGTTTTGTTTTTTGTATTGTTTTTATTTATATATTTGTGTATTATTAATTTATTCCTTTATTATGAAATTATTTATTGTTAACAAAGAAGAGTTCGATAAGGACTTCCAAAGCAGGGAAAGTCAAAAAACAATTCACAAAAAAGCATTTAATTATTTAATGCAATCTATTGGGTATGATGATTCAATCCCTAATCATATTGAATTTGATTTTGAAATGTTTGAAATTAGTTTTGAATTTACAAATCAAGTTGGAGATATTTACTTTTTTCTTTATAGTAAAAAATAAAGACTATGGTAACTATATTTTCAAAAATTACAGACGTAGAAAATCCTTTCTACAAAGAGATTAATGATGTATTATTTTCTTTTAAAGATGGCTCTAATAAGTCAAAAATAGACGATATTAGAAACCAATCCGATAAAAGCAAAAGGAATGAATCAAAAGGTAAATTAAAATCAGTTTGCTTTTCTGGTGAATTTTCAAGACGTGCAGCTAAAAATATTATTAAACATTCAGGGTTTGCTTGTTTAGATTTTGACGATGTGGGAACGTTTGACGATGCTGTTTGTTTACGTGATAGCTTACAGGATAACGAATATATTTACTCGGCTTTTATAAGTCCTTCAGGAAATGGAGTTAAAGCTATCGTTAAAATCCCTGACGAGGTGCATAATCATAGAAAATACTACGAGGCTCTTTGTGAAACGTTTGATTCTTTTTTAGATGTGAAAACAAAAGATGTTTCAAGGGTTTGCTATGAGTCTTATGATCCCGATTTATTCATAAATGAAAATTCAAAAGTTTGGGTTTTAATGAAAGAATACACAGAGGTCGCACAAAAAACAAACTATCCTAAACATTTTCAAATTGTAGATACTAATAAAAAAGTAGATGTTATAATAAAATGGTTTAATCGAAAATTCACATTAAATGCTGGAGAAAGAAACAACAATCTTTTTAAATTAGCGTGTGGATTAAACCGTGCTGGAATGCAAAAAGATGAGGCTTTGTCTTTATTTAAGAATTACTATTCTGCTGGATTGAATGATTCAGAGTTAGAAAACATTATAAAGTCAGGTTACAAATTGACTAATGAGTTTGACACTATGGTTTTAGTGGATGACAATAAAATTAGGGAGGCTAACGAAATTTTAAAAAAGGGGGTTCAGAAAGCGAAAAAAGAATTTCGCAAAGAAGGATTGAACGATGGCGATATTGATGAAATAATAGACTTTGATTTTGAAGATGATTTTTTAATATTTTGGGATACTGATAAAAACGGTAAACTATCATTGAATGATTATAAATTTAAATTATTTTTAGAAAACAGAGGTTTTTACAAAGTTCAGTTAAATGATAAAGAATTTACTTTTGTAAAGGTTTATAATAATATAATGAATGAAGTAAATGAAGTGCATATAAAAGACTTTGTTTTAAACCACGTTGTCGAGGTTGATATGAATGTTTATAATTTCTTTGCAAAATCAACTACTAAATTTTCTGAAAACTATCTTAACCATTTAGCTACAAAAGATTTGGCAATGGTTCGGGATAATGAAATTGAAAGTTATTTGTTTTTTTTAAATGGTGTTTTAAAAGTCACTGAAGATAAAACCGAAATAATCGACTATATTAATATCGGTGGGTTTGTTTGGCAGAAAAATATAATACCACATAATTTTACTTTTACAAATGATAAGTCAGACTTTGAAACATTTATAAACAACGTTTCAAATAAAGATGAAAAACGGTCTTTAATTGTTGAGTGCGCTATTGGTTACCTTTTGAACAATTATAAGAAGTCTGATGAAGGTTTGGCTATTGTGTTTTATGATGAAACATTAAACGACAATCCAAGCGGTCGTACTGGTAAAACTTTAATTTCAAAGGCGCTCGGTAACTGCAGAAAGCTGGTTACTTTGAATGGTAAAGAATTTAATAACAAAGGACAGTTTCCATACCAAACAATAAATTTAGACGATAATATAATTTGCTTTGACGATATGGAGCGTTCTTTTAAATTTGAAACACTTTTCAGTATTATAACAGGAAATTTAGTTTTGAATAAAAAGAACTTGCAACCTATTGAAATTCCTTTTGAAACAAGTCCTAAGATATTGTTTACTTCAAACTATATCCTTTCTGGAGTTGGTGATTCACACGATGCCCGAAAAGTAGAAATAGAACTTTACAGGCATTATTCTAAAAAATATAAGCCTGTGAATGAGTTTGGAAAGCTATTTTTCACTGGTTGGAATAAGCAAGAATGGGATTGTTTTTTTTCTTATATGGTTTCAAATATTCAAAAGTATTTTAAACACGGACTTATTTATTCTGAATTGAAAACAGGTAAAACTAAAAAATTAATAGCAAATACTTGTGAGGATTTTTATGATTTTTGTGAGAATGAATACCTTTGGAAGGCAGACCATTTTTACACCACGAAGGAAATAATGCAAAGCTATGCTGATGGAACTCGAGAGGTTCCAAGACAAATGAATATTAGTTGGTTTGGTCGATGGTTAGGTATGTATTTTGACTACAAACAATGGAAACGAGAAGATACCACTAACGGAGGTATTCGTAAATTTTCAGTATCTGGATTTGAAAGTAAAGAAGATATTAACGACGAAGTAATATTTTAATTATGAAACTTAGAGATTATCAGGTTAGATTAGCTAAAGAAGGATGTGAGATTTTGCAACGTTTAAACATAGTAGTTTACGCTTTTGAAGTCAGAACTGGCAAAACATTAACAGCACTTCAAACCGCACAGAATTACGGGGCGAAGTCTGTACTGTTTGTGACAAAGATTAAGGCTTTTAGTTCTATTCAATGGGATTTTGACAATTTTGGATTTGATTTTAAGTTAACGATTATCAATAAAGAAAGTTTGCATAAGGTGGACCAAGATTTTGATTTAATTATTTACGATGAGTTCCACGGGTTTAGCGCATACCCGAAGCCGTCGAAGTATCAAAAAGATGCAAGGGCAAAATATAGTCACTTGCCTATGATATTGCTATCTGGAACACCAACCCCCGAGAGCCACTCACAATGGTTCCACTCTTTACAATTGTCCGATAGTTCGCCCTTTAAGGAATATTCTAATTTTTATAAATGGGCAAAAGATTTTGTAAATGTAAAAACAAAACATTTAGGATATGCAACCGTCAACGATTACAGCGATGCGGATATTCGCCATATTCAAAGGCGTATTAAATATTTTATGCTCACTTTCACACAAGCACAAGCAGGGTTCACCTCAACGGTTAATGAAATGATATTAGAAGTTGAAATGAAACCCGTCACAAGATTAGTGATTGAACGATTGAAAAAGAATTTAATCGTAAAGAACACTGACGGGCAGGTTATCCTTGCCGATACGGGTGTTAAATTAATGCAAAAGATACACCAGCTTTCAAGTGGAACGTGTAAATTTGAGGATGGAACTTCAAAAATCTTAGACTACTCAAAAGGCGAGTATATCAAAGAAAACTTTAAAGATTATAAAATAGGGATTTTCTATAAATTTAAAGAAGAGTTGAATATGTTACAAGAAGTATTGAAAGACAAACTTACAACTGATTTGGCAGAATTTGACAACTCAGATAAATGGATAGCCTTGCAGTTCATTTCTGGACGTGAGGGTTTGAGTTTGAAAAATGCTGATTATATTGTAGCTTTGAATATTGATTTTTCGGCAACTACTTACTTCCAGTTTAAGGATCGGATGACAACTATGGAGCGAAAGGAAAATACTTTGTTTTGGATATTTTCAAAAGACGGTATTGAATCTAAAATTTATAAAACGGTTTTAGGTAAAAAAGATTATACATTAAACTTATTCAAAAAAGATTATGGAACAAGCCATCCAAAAGAAAATAATAACACAACTCGAAGCGCACGGTTTTTTCGTAGTTAAGTTAATAAAGACCAACAGAAACGGAATACCTGATTTGTTGGCAGTCAAAGAAAACCGTGCAATCTTTGTAGAAGTCAAACAAGAGCACGGGAAATTATCCGAGATACAACGGTATCGAATAAACGAATTAAGAAACAAAAAAATAGAATGTTATGTCTGGACAAGCTTCGCCACAAATTACGATAAAAAAGACCCGTTTGAATTTAAACTTTGAAACTCAAATTTCACCAACGGGCAGACCCTTTCGATTAAGTGGAACGGCAAAGAATCTACAGCTTCCGAGTAGATATATCAATAAGGTTGAGCGTTGGCATTGGATACATACATTTAGATATCTTGATGAAAAAGGAGGGCTAATTTCGTTTGAATTTGATTATAATGATATTTTTTATGAGATGTTAAAATAAATTTATATATTTGTAACAGTTTCATAATTAATTAATTTTACCCCCCGGATATCCTAAGCACTATTAGGGGGGTTTTTTAAAAAATCAATGCTTGAGCAGTTAGCAAAGAAAGATACTTATTGGCGAAAAATCGCTTTAAAAATCTGTAACAATAAAATGTTAGCGGACGACTTGGTTAACGATATGTATCTGGCTTTGAACAATTGCAATAAAGAAATTAACGATTTTTATGTAATTGTTACCATAAAAAACTTATTTTTACAAGAATTAAAGAATAATAAGTCAACCGATTTAAACGACAATTTCACAAGTGATGCACCTTTTGAGTTGGATGATCAAGAAAAGAAAATAGTTGACAATGTGTATTGGGTGGCAAAAGAGTATATCGAAATGAACGAGACGATGTCAGTCCGAGAGATTGGCAAGGTTTTAAATACAAATTATAATTTTGTTCATCACACAATTAAAAAGGAAAAATTAAAATGGCAAAAAGAAAATCAAAAGGACTTGGCGATACAATCGAAAAAGTAATAAAAGCCACAGGCTTGGATATTTTTGTAGATGGTAAAGATTGCGGATGCGATAAACGCAAGGAATATCTTAATAACCTATTTCCTTATCGAACTAAATCCAGATGCTTTACGGAACAGGAATACAACGATTGGAAACAATTTACAAAGATTAAAACAGTAACTTTATCAAAAGAACAAGTTGATTTTGTTTGCGAACTTTACGCTTCTGTTTTTAACAGACCCGTATGGTTCCCGTGTGCAAGTTGTAGCCCGAAGCCACTTATAAATATGATTGACAAACTTGATAAAATTTATGGAACTTATGAAAAATAAAATACAAATAGAATCTAATAACGAAAAGTTATTGTATTTTGGTAATGACGATGAAGAAAATTTTAAATTTATGTTTCAAACACCAGATTTAAAAATACATATTTTTGAGTTTTCAAAAGAAAGATTAGAATTTATCATAAAAGAAATGACAAGAATTAATAATTTTATTGTAAAAAATGAAAAAACTATTTAGCATTTTAGCAATTGCAACCTTGATGAGTTGCACACCCGAGCCAGTTACAGTTGATTGTGGATGTGGTAAGATTAAAACAAAAACGATGTTAAGTGATAAGATTAAGAACTACGCTTATACTTACGAATGTAACGGTCAGACCATTGGAGTGGGTAGTATGATTGATTATAAAATTGGAGCAACGATATGTAGGTAAAATCAATTAATTGATATGTATTGATATGAAAGATAAGAGAGCATTAAATGGTGGTAATAGCACAAAAGCAGTAAGGCCAGATGATAAAAGATTGATGTCTAAAACGGAATTACAAGACGCTTTTTTGTTATTGTCTCCTATGTCTGAAAAAGCAATTGAAGTTCATAAAAACGCATTAGAAAGTGGCGAAAGATGGGCGGTGGAATTGTTTTATAAATATTACTTTAAAATGCCAACCCAAACCGTCGATAATAAAGTTTCAGTTTCAAACTTCGATATATCAAAAATTTATGATAAAGAAACATCCGAAGCATTGGAATAGATTAGGAAACAATACACGATACTTTGTTTTAACAGGTGGTCGAGGCTCTGGTAAGTCCTTTGAGGTTGGTAGATTTGCCAGCCTCTTATCGTTTGAAGCAGGGCATAAGATTTTGTTTACAAGGCAAACTATGACAAGTGCGCATTTGTCTATTATTCCAGAATTTCAAGAGAAAATAGATTTATTAGAATTGAATCACGCTTTTGAAGTTAAGAAGTCTGAAATCGTAAACATACAATCAGGAAGCGAAATCATTTTTAAAGGAATCAAGACATCAAGCGGAGACCAAACCGCGAATTTAAAATCTTTGCAAGGTGTAACAACTTGGATATTAGATGAAGCCGAGGAGTTAATCGACGAAACAATCTTTGATAAAATCAATTTTTCGATTAGACAAAAAGGCAAACAGAATAGAATACTTTTAATTTTAAACCCATCCACAAAAGAACATTGGATTTACAAAAAATTCTTTGAACAGGCAGGAGTTACCGAGGGGTTTAATGGCACGAAAGGAAATGTAACCTACATACATACTACTTATTTAGACAATTTCGACAATTTAGACCAGTCCTTTATTGATGAAGTAGAGCAAGTCAAGAAAAACAATCCTAAAAAATACCAGCACGTTATACTTGGGGGTTGGCTCGACAAAGCCGAGGGGGTTGTATTTACAAATTGGCAATACGGTACTTTCAATCCTGATAATTTACAGACTTCGTTTGGTCAAGATTATGGATTTAGTATTGATCCAACTACATTGGTTGAGGTTGCAATCGACAAAAAGAAAAAAAACATTTACTGCAAGGAACATCTTTATAAGCCGAAATTAACAACTTCCGAAATAGCGCAAATAAACAACACAATCACAAAAGGAAAGTTAATCGTAGCGGATAGCGCAGAGCCTCGTTTAATTGATGAGTTGGCAAAGTTAGGCAATAGGATAATTGGCACGACAAAAGGAGCGGGAAGCATTAACGTAGGGGTGGAGTTGATGAAAGATTACCAGTTAATAATAGACGGTGAAAACATAGGCAAAGAATTGAATAACTATGTTTACACGGACAAAGGTTCAAAATTATATTGCGATATGTGGAATCACGCCTTGGATGCAATCCGTTATAATGTTACCTACAATTTAAGCGGTGGATATAATTTCGATATTCGATAAAACAAAATAACCTTTTTTTCATTATATAAATATGAAAGTTACTATTCCAGAATCAATAAACGATATAGCGTTGCACCAGTTCCAAAAGTATGATTTGCTTTTGAAACGAACTGATTTGAGCGATGAACAATTCAACGTTAGAAAGATTGAAATCTTTACAGGTTTAGAAAGAAAAAGAATACCTTTATTAAGTCAAAAAGATTATAGTGAAATCTTAATTTTGATTGATAAAGCATTAGAGCAAACCACGGAATTTCAACCTACATTTAAAATCAAAGATGTTGAGTTCGGATTTATTCCAAACTTTGACAAAATAACAGCGGGAGAATATCGTGATTTAACTTTTTACAGTCAAGACGTAGCAGAAATGCATAAGTTAATGGCGGTACTTTTCAGACCGATTAAAAGCAAAATTGGAAACAATTACAAGATTGTAGAATACAACGGAACGGAGAAAAGAGCGGAGGTAATGAAGTATATGCCTTTGTCAATTGTAAACGGTGCG